GGCCCTTGATATAGTCCTCTACAATCAAACCAATCGGCTATGTGAGACAACGCTCTGTTCCAGAATCTTTGCGCATCACTATAGATTCGACCATCAGGATAAACATGATCGTTTTCGACTTTATATCGCGCCTCAGGAGCTTTACACATTCCGTAATATTTGTCGGGGTAATAGTATCCGTCCATGCCAAGAACAAATATTCGCCTTGCTCCTAAATGCCATGCGAGAAACAGTCCTGCTGTAATTATGGTGCGAAAATGAAATAGTTGTTTGGTGCTGACTTTGATATCAACAGAAAAAGCATCAAGCTTTTTTATTTTATAATGCTCGCACTCACACCATTGCTTGCGATATTCGTGATCAAGCAGCTTTATGCGATCATCCGATGTTACTATGGTTGTGGTCTTCGGTATTTTACCTTTAACGTCTTGGGTTAACGCCTTGTCAAAAAAAGTCCAGTATGTCGCAGGATATGCCATTATTGCCCGGTTGGTTGCTATCGTGATTTCGCCGTCCAAGACAGAATAGTCAAAATTGTCCAGGCTTGTGCCGCAGCCCAAAATGTAGATATCCTTTCTTTTATGTTTCCCCGTTAGGTTTTCAAGGTTCATGCTTTCACCGGCACCTTTTCGTCACCTGTTAAAACCTTCTTACATTTACCAAGACTTAATTCAATCTCACGAAGCAATTTGACAAGTTTTCTCAAGTCATACATTTCCATGCTCGAATCCTGATCCGCACCGTACATTGATTGATCAAGCGTTACGTGTTTTTCAATCCACTGCGCATTCATAGAAGCTGCAACTACACAGCCGGCAAAACCCACATCGTGACTTGAATATCCAACGCCATCCATCATATGGCAACCATAATAGGTGAAGAGGTTGTGGATGAAATTCATATTCAGTTGTTCTGGTTTTGCGGGATATTGAGCAACACAATGATTTACCACAAAAGGGCAGTTCGTTTCGTGAAACAAGTTAACTATTTTGGTGATCTGTTTCTCTTTATTCAATCCGGTTGAAATAATTGCCAGTTTTTTCTCTAGCGCGATTTTAATCAAATAGTCAAACGATAGAGCCATACAGCTCGCAACCTTATTGAACGGCCTATCAGGATACTTCTCGTGCAATTCATTCAAACTCTGAGAATCAAAACAAGAAGCAGTCCATTCAATGCCAATATCTCGACAATGCGTATCAAACTCGGCGATTTGATCCCAAGATAACTCTCTGCCATAGACTTTATCGGCGACGGTGTCACCCCATGGGGACTCGCAGACAGCAGCAAGGTCTTCTTTGGTGTAACACCTCTCAATACAACGTTTTTGCAACTTTACATAATCACAACCAGCATCCTTAGACTCTGTGGCTAACCTTTTAGCAACATCGATATCACCATTATGATTGATACCTATTTCGGCAATTATTTTCATTAGGCTTCTCCTCCACTCTTCTGGTGTTCTTCAACTCCTCTTGAAATGGCTTGGCAAATAGTTACGTCTATTGGCTCGTCAATCTCAACGCTCTCCCATTGATAATGCACGACAGCGCCACACCTTCGGCCAATTCGTTTTCCTGCTACCCAAAGAGACTTCTTTGCCAAATAAATAGAACCTGTTTCTGTCCAGTAGCAATTGCTATAATCCATTTCTTGTCGTCTTGAGCGTTCAGGCCATACCGGGATGAATTCATTCGAACCCTTTCCTAAGTTGCCCATAAAACGTGTGTTTACAAAAGCACCTATAACACTGTCAAACTTCCCTGTTGCCCATTTATCTAAAGCCTCATTGATATGTTTTGTTTGATAGAAAGGTGAAGTGCATTGGATCACCATTACGGCTTTGACTTCATTCTTTTTGTCATGGTCAGATAGAAATCTTGCGATTGTCTCTTCTGTCGTTGTTGTATCCTGAGAAACAGCCTTAGGCCTCGGAACGTCTATCGCACCATATTTTGTTGCTTCGACAAGAATGCTTGAGTCATCCGAATAGACATAAACCTCCTTCAAATTCGACGCAACTGCTTTCATCGCCGCTCGCCCGACAAGTGTCACTTCGTCAATTTCGCAGAGGTTTTTATGTACAATGCCTTTGCTGCCCTCACGAGCCGGAATTATTCCGATTATCTTTTCCATTTTCCACAACCTTTATAACGTTATCTAAATCTGACCTGGCCTCTTTAAGAAGCTCTATTGGGTCTATTTTTGAAAGATCTTTCCCTGCAATTATTTGCATAATTTGTGGCTTCATGCCTCCGAGAAGCTTGTCCAACATTTCTTGGTTTATCTCGTTTTTCATGCGTTTGTCCAATATATAATAAAAGAATTACCCTCTCTTTGATCAGAACATTCAGACGTAATATTTGCCTCAACCCTATCTTTCCATAATTGCTGCCCCTCGTTGGTCGTTGCGTAAAGAGAATTCTCCTCAATCCCAACGAGACAACCGATACGCGCCTTCGACCCCCATTGAATCGCCTCGTTGATTTCGCTTGGCTCCCAAAGGTGATTCAACACATCGCTATATATTACAAAATCCCACTCTTCTGCACCCTTCTTCATAAGTTGTTTTAGTGTCAGAGGTAGGATCCTATGGCCGTACAAATCCCCACGGAGCAGAGCAATAGAGATCTCGGTTCCAAATACTTTAAATCCGGAAGAGATGAAACCGTTAATCATGCGTCCTCGGCCACACCCAACATCGAGAACATTTCTTACACCAAGTTTTTTTAACCAAGGGCGCAAACCAAGAATCATTTTATGACAAGTAGTTATACCGCGACAATAATCACTGTCGGCGTACAACTTGTCATAATGTTCAGCGCAACTTGGTGTCATATAAGCTCTCTTTTTGTTATGGCTTCTTCGAATGTAATGTTTTTGTAAAGTGGGCTTCTGCAATCACAATCATAGATCTTGACATACTGTACGGTCGTTTTAAGCCCCAACAATGCGTCTCGTGCTTTCTTGGTATATTCAATGCCAAGCAAGAAGAATGTCCGGAAACCGAGCCATACTGCTGCGCGAAAAGCTGTCTCTGTCGCTGAGTAGGTGTAGGGCAAATCTTTCCTCGGATAAGACATTACAATCATGCGTAAGCCATCAATCTCTTCTTCCATTCTCTCGGCGTTTAGACTGTTGGTTATGACTGTCTGTGGATTCCAATGTTTCAGCTTGTCAGCACACTCGAGATAAATCTTCCAGTCGTTGAAGTGCCACCAAACATTTGCTATCGGCTCCTCTTTTTTAACAACCTTCAAAATAGAATCGTCTATCGATATCATGCAGTCGCTCTTAATCGCAGACACATCGAAATCCTTGACATTGGGCCCAACTATCCAGCAATGACTGCCAGAGTAAGCCCATTTGATTTCATCCCATTTGTAGTTCGTTAAATACTTAGAAATGTTATCCTTGCCTCCAACCTGCAGAACAACCACTGGGGCAATAAACACGCGCTTGGTGAAAACGCCCTTGCTTCATCTCGTCTCGCAGTTGTCCTTTAGCCGGCGCTGCCATCTCTTCAACCATTCTTGCGCCACACTTCTGGCAAACCTTATCTCTTGACCGAATCTTGACCATTTTCATTGCTGTGCGACCGACTTTTACGTCACTCATCTTTATCTCCTAATAGTTTCACGTGTCCTAAATCAACCAAATTCTGAAAATACTTTTTCTCTATTTGAGCGTTAACATACTTTGCTCCTGGATCCACGGTCTGTGTCGAGAAATAATGGAATTTCTGATCTACACACCCACAATCAAAACCAACAGCGTAAACTGGTCCCAAGTTTTCCCCAAATATGAAATACGTAAGCGCCACCATGCCACTCGTTGGTTTCTGTATTCCCTCAAAGTGCCCCATATTTTCATATGTCATCTCAATGACTTCTTGTGAAACTTCAGTGAATTTCACATGACGCGATTTACAAAGCTTTTGCAACTCTTCTGTCTGCCGCTCAAGACGCACATTACCAACAACAGCTTGGATTATTTCGTTTATTCCTAAAAAGTTTCTTCTGAACGCTCTATAGGTAAACCATACGTCTGTTTTATTCCCAACGTGTTTCTCTAACCCGTTAACCTCGTAATGATTAAATCTAACGACAGTCCCAAACGTGTTTATTGTGCGACCATATTCGTGTCGCAACACTGAAGGACCGTTACCAACTATAATTAAATCATTTTCGTGCATTAGAAATGTTTCAATCCTGGTTCAACGCAATCGTCTATAATCTTCTTTTTCTTTGAACCCTTTGGCCTGCCAGGTTTTCGTTTTGGCACCTCGAGTTCTTCTGTCGTTGGTGGCGGGACATATTCTTCAGAAGCGTCGTTTGCAACCATTTCTTGAAACGTCTCTAAGTCGATGTTTTGAATAATCTTTTGCTGTGAATATTCCGAGCCGACACAATACTGTTCAATCGTTCCTATTTCGCCAGCATGGGCGACGCGATTAAACCTATTGATAAGGTTTTCCAGTTTTGGTGTGACAAACAATCGCTCGGGGATATCACGGACTCGTTGTCTTCTCTGGATCCTTCTTTCAGTTAGATGGTGGATTTTCGTTTCATCGAAATAATAACTGCCTTTCTCGCAATAGCAGTCCAGTCCAAACCAATAAATCTTTGTAATGCCAAGCTCTTTGGTTACTTCATAAACAGCAGAGGGTATCGAAATTGCCTTTAACTTCTTCACCTTCTTTAATTGCCGTTTTGCAGGTTCCATTGCAGCTTCTACTGAATAGTTGGTTATTTTGTCAGATATAAATCCAGCGCCGTCAGAAAGTGCAGACGGATGTGTAATTACCCAATGTGTCGCTTTCCCAACCCCACGAATCGCAGAGTTGACAACAATGCGCGGCCAATTATCCAAAGGCAGGCTGTCGTCATAATTTTTGAGCGTTGTGCCCGGACAGCAAACGATTGCGATCTTATTCATTAAACACTTCCTCCGGTGGTACTTTCTGCCATGCTTTAATTTCAGAAAGCGGATTTAGATTAAAAACATTTTCGAACTTTTGCTCGTCAAACCAGACCTTCAATTCTGACATTTGCTTGTCCCAATTTGTGTGTCTATCTTGAATAATCTTGCCTTTAACGACTTCATGTTTCCGGTTTTTATTGTTTGGCTTCTGAGATCCGTCGAGATAATATTTATCTTTATAGCAATACCCATCGACGCCCATTATGAAAATTCGTTTTGCGCCAAGCTTGTACGCCATCATTAACCCACCGGTCGCAACGGTAGAATTAACAAACAACCCATTGTCTTCTTTAGTAATACCCTTCGCTCGACTGGTATGATGAAAGACTCGAAGTTGATCTTTGAATTTACATTTATCGTATTTTGTTTCTTTAGCGTTTTTTGCCACAGTGTTCTGGCAAACGATTACCGTGCCCGAGCTAAACTTCAACTTTAGGTATTGCCGAAATAGTTGCGTGTCTGAGTAAAGGTGATAAGTCAAAGGTAAATATTTAATGGCCGCGTTTAATCCGATTGTGATTTTGCCTTTAAGATGCGAGAAATCGAAGTTTTCTAGACTCGTACCGGTGCCAACAACATAAATATCTTCCCCAGTATGTTTGCCCCAATAGTTGGAAATGCTGAGAGGGCCGGCGTATGGTTTCGGTTTCATTCCCAAATCTCTTTGTCAATTATGTCCTTGAATCCCGACGAGCTAATATTCACATCGTCTATTCGATAAGTACAAAGAGGCTTATTCATATGCAAAAAGTGATACGGGATATTGTGTTGCTCTAACCATGACTCAGTGATTAGCCTCTGAGGTTCGCGCCTACCGGTGTGAATTATTACGGTCCAACCTTGCTGATGGGCTTGTTTGACAAGTTTGATCATTTTCTCGTCTGGCTTTCGATATATATACGAACCAGCCTTGTCGTCAAAATTTAAATCCGAACTTGTTGTTAACGTGTCGTCGATGTCAAATTCAATAATTCGTGCATTCATTTATTCCTTCTTCTTTACCCTTCGTGGCAGACAGCTCTTCAGTTTATGCAGCCAGCGTTTCGCACCCAACAGTGTCCCTTGGATGTCTTGAATTTTTTGGCAATCGAATCCCATTCCAGCAAGACGGGTCTTTTCGTCTGCCGGCAACACGCTAATCTTTTGCCAGAGGCTTGCTGTCTTTCTTGTTGCGCCATCAATCTGCAATCCCAATGAATTAACAGCACTAGAAATAGTTTTTACTGAACCAACGGTTTTCGATCCATTGTTGGGCGGTATCGGCGACGGCAATTCTTTGATTCTTTGCATTTATTGTCTCCTGCAAACACATTTAAAAACATTAACTATAATTGCTTGTAGGAGAAATTTCTATTAAAGTCAAGAGAAATATTAAAATAAATTAAAAAAAAATAGCCCGAGCGTTAACCCGGGCCAAAGCAAACTATGAAATCCTTAAGGGTTGATTATAGTTGCAAAGTTTGAATCGAGAAGCTGAACGCCATAAAGCACTTCGAACTTCATTACGATTCCACCATAGAGCGTCTCGTAACTTTCAACCACTCTGATTGAAATGTCACCAGCCGAAGCAACAAAACCGCTAGCACCGATACCAGGCGGAATTGATCCAAGTGGACGAACGACCAAAGTGAGTGCATCGCGTGTGAAGCACAAAGACTGTTCGGTCCCAGCAGTATCGGCAGCCACTGGCACATTCTGACTCATGTAGGAAGTAAACCCGAAAATCCGGCCAACAGTAGCATCCCGAAGAACGCTAGAAGAACCAGACTGGTCAACTCTTTGCATAATATCAGCCCTCAACATGTCGCCATGATGACCAGTACAAAGAACCATAGATCGACCCAGAAAAGGACATTGCTGCGAGTTGAGCGTTTCAACAGCAACAGTAACGTCATCCTCGTCCATCGCGGCTCCAGCACCTTGACCAGTAACAGCCGCATTGCCAACAGTTGAGCTTCCGTCATAGTCGGCACCGGTGCAAAACTCGGTCATGATTGCATCGTCAACGTTTTGCGCAAGAGGTTGCACTGCAGGCTCAAGAAACTCAGTTTTGAGCTCTTTAAGAGAAATTGCAGATTCACGATCAGAGATCAAATAGGACGTATAGTCATGAACGTTGAGCGAAATGCTCAGGTCGGTTGCCTGCAAATTTACAGGTGTGACCTTTTGATCTGCATAACCATCAGTTGCGCTTTGTACGGATTGGGTTTGAACGGATAATTTGGTTGGTTTTCTTGTGTGAATAAGATCACCATAAGCCTGGACTTCGTTCTCAAAATCCCGGTTAACCAAGCGAGCCATAACGAGATTGTCCGAAAGAATAGCCAATGACTGATTGGCCCATATCTCCGGTGGGTATACAGCACTAGTTGATGCCATAGTAGCCTCCTATATCTAACTCAATTTCACACGGCCTTCATTAAGAGCTTTTTCGATTTTCTCTTGATTGGCCATATAAAATTCAGAGTCCCTAAGTTGTTCAATGGTAAATTCATAATTGCCGGACGAGTTTCCATCACCCGAAGCTGGGCTGCCTGGGCGATGAGTACCGCTAAAGAATTCTGGCAACATCTGTTCGCGAACATAATCTTTCACATACTGGTGGGCGGTAAGTTCAACCTCTCCGCCATCAGTATCAACTATCGCATAAACCTTGTTACCACTCTCATCGAGTTTTAATTTGTCTTTAATAACTTGAAAAGCATATTCAGTTTTTACACAACCGTTTGTGTTGAGCGCATCTTTAACTTGCGTCTCAAACCGAAAATCACGTTCCCGTTTCTTCAGATCTCCAACCTGCTTCTTCTCCTCGCCAAAGGACTTTAATAATTGTTCGTGCTCCCTTTTGAGGTCGAGATATTCAGGAGAAATCTGTTTCTTCTTCTCGTTGCCTTTATCGTTATTGTTGTCCTGGTCTTTCTGGAACGGCAATAACGCTTCAATTTTTGATGTGATTGACGTGTTAAACTCGGTTTGGCTTCCCTGGAAACTGTCAAACTGTTCTTTAAGTTTTCGGTCTCTTGCAGCCATGAGAGATTTTAACGTACCGGGCGTTACGTAAGATTCGTTGGTTTGATCTTCAGGCCCTTTGTTCTGATTGTCTTGTTTGTCAGAAGAAGTGGTCTTCGAATCCTGGTTTGCATCGTTTCCAGAATCTTGCGCGGTTTTGTTTACGTCGTCTGGCATAAAATAATTAAATCCTTGTAATAAAAATATGAATGATAATCATATGGACCACACTGGTCAACGAATTATTAACCTTCGTCGCTATCGTCGTCCTCTTCTTCGTCGTTTTCGAAAGGCGGTGGCATATCGAGTGGCACCTCCAAATCCATACCGAGAATTTCATTTTTGTCGATTTCAGAAAAGATCTTATTTAATATTTCAGTACTAGTGTTGCCGATCTTTGAAGCTGCGATGCGCTTATAAATAGTGCGAAGTAGAAGTGGTGAGTTAATCTGCTCTTTAATTACAACTGAATCGTTGAGCAGGTCTTGAACTGACGCCAGATCGAACTCTTCTGGATATTGAATTGAGCCACTGAACAGTTTGTCCTCTGCCGATGCAACGGTAGGGGTTTGATACCTCAGCACGACTTCAAAGATAAGCCTTTCGATATCTTCCATTTTGTCTGCAAGATCAGTCAAAATTCGCGCCTCAGAGGTACCGAAGCTCCACGCTCTGGCGACTCCGGAGGCTTGGAATATATTATTGCTGGCCTCAACAACACCCATGGGATCCGTCTTAGCCTGCCGGTAAACTGCAGCTCGCTTCTCGTTAATCTGGTGTCTCAACGAAGAGAAGCAACTTTCGGGTGGGACAATATAACTAATATCTTCCTTTGGATTCTCAGGGCTGAGTTTATTGTAACTATTTGCCCCAACGCCAATCTCAGACAGCTTACGTTTTGTGTGAACTTTTAAGCTCGGGTGTGCATGCACGTAAGTATCGTAGGCAAGATCGCTCTCGGCTTGAAACTTCTGAATGTCGGCCCTTGCAGAATAACGAATGAAACTCTTACCCACCATTCGTGATATTTTACGCAGGTTAACACAAACCATGGGCACGACACCCAATCCGTGTTCACGCTTGTCGGTGCCAATTCGCGTCCATCTACCTTCTACTTCTTCAAACTCCCACCACTCAACAGTCTCTCTTGTGTATTCAATGAATCGCTGAATCTTTACATGGCTTCGATCTGGTTTTGCTCTTTCTTCGGATTCTATTAGCCGAACCATATTTAAGGCATTGTATTTATCGTAATCCCAGTCAATGACAGAAAGTGGATTATACAAAATGGCGTACTGTCTTACGTTGTAAACCTGTTCTTGTTTCCTGGTGAGATTGCCTTTGATATCGTCTGGATATTTTGTATTTATCAGACAGCGAATACATCCGTAGCCAAGAAGCTGATCCAGGATCTTCTTTTGAAATTCGTCCATCTTCGAACCTTCAAGATCAACGTCTTCAACAAATTCATCCAACCCTGAATGAGGTTTAAGTTCACGCTTGGGCTTGTCCTTAAACAAGGCACCAACCATCTTGTCAATCGCCAAAGGTGAATCTGGGATAAACTCGGCAAGGCTCGTACGAAGCTTATAAAGTGAAACGTTTTCACTCTTGCCTTTGGGCAAATATTGCTCTTTATTGAAAGCTCCCTGATCGCCGAGAACGTCAGAATAAAGCTGCCATTCACTTTTCCATTTATCATACTCAGGATGGTGCTGCGATAACTCATCAAATAATTTTTGATCTGAACTTAATTTATTCATGCGTTAAAGTATGTTAATGAGTGCCGATATCGTCAACTGATTATTTATGCGTCGTACATAGGTTCAGACGTGAATTGGCCATAGGTAATTGAACTGTGAATTAAATATCGAATCGCGTCGCAAGTATGATCAAACGATTTTACCGGGCGCTCTCTTGTCCCTCCGGTGAGTGAATCTTCTTCCCAGTGATAATTAAATAACTCGTGAATGGAGTTTTTCATGTCGCTCATGATTAAAATTCTCGGTTCACCAGTTTCTTCGTGAGGATGAAATAAAGTCGCCAGCGACATAATGCCGTCATTGACATGGTTGTTGGCTCTCGATACAGGTAAGTTCGATGCTTGAAACATTGCAATATTATGACTCGCTTCAGGATCTGCCCAAAAATCCTGAATATCCCAATCGGCCATAAGACTTCTCGCTCGTTTTATCCAACTATCCTCGGTGGGATCCGGATGGCCGACAAGCAATCCCTGAATATATTCTTCGTACAATAAATACCAGCACCCTTCAAAGTCTCTGCCGGCGACAACAATAACCCCAGGGTGGGTGTGTCCCCAGTCAACCCCTGCTGTCACATATTGAAGATTAATATGTTTGTCACCTTCGCCAACTCGCCGTTGTGTCGGCAAAATAAAGGTGTAATCATAACGATCCACAAGATGCACTTCTCGGTTCAACTCGTCGTAAATTTGACCTTCAAACGAATCCCAACAAGCTTCATACATACGTTTGAAATATTTTGCAGGTGTGGTCTTCCTCAAATATTCAAGTTGTTTTGTTGGAAAATATGGATTGTCGGATGTGTTCCACTGAGTAAGAGAAACTTCCTTTTCGCCATCTTCGGTCTCAGCGTAATCCTTTATCCTTTTTTGTGCCCAGCCAGGTCCACGCCTTAAAGTCCCAGTTAAAAGTATCCACCCACCTTTATTTGAAACACGGGTTTCAATTTCGGAAAACATGGTCTCTTTTATCAGCGCGAATTCGTCAACCCAAACACCATAAAGTTCTTGCCCTTGCCAGGTTTCCGGATTGGATGCATTGGCGAAATAAATTAAAGTCTCGCCCTTCAGACCCTCCATACGCATATAATTCTTTGTCTGGTGATATCCCCGGATATGCAACTCTTTCGGGACAATTTTAACTGTTTGTGGCATAACCACACGTTCCATCATTCGAAACGTAGGCGCTGCACAAACAACCGTGTAAGGCTTTCCTGTGAGAATATCTTCCTGCGTATATCCAGGCTGCCTTATGCATTTATCAAAGAATTCGTGCGAGGCTGCTAAGGTTTTGCCGCTCCTGGCACCGCAAACGCAAACCTTGATTCGCTGCTCGGCTAAATGAAAATCGCGCTGAAACTTATGAGGTATGTACTCGAGTTGAATTGTCGCCAATTACTCTTCCTCGTTAAGGTCGTCCTCAAGGTCGTCCTCATTGAGGTCCTCGTTAAGGTCTTCCTCATTTGCTGCGTCACCACAGATTTCGTCAGTGCCACCCTTCACGCATTTATCGTAATCAACATCGATGGCCTCGCCTTTAAGCGATTTAATCTTGTCTTTCAAGGACTGGTATTCAATTTTTAATGCCCGGTCTTCAGTGTCAGTCTGGCCTAAGTTTGCATCAACAACCAATCTTCGACCGGTTTGGATACTCGACAGTGCCCGGGCAAAATCGTTAATATCCTTCAAGTTCATTGTGACCCCGGTTTTTTGGGCCCGTTTTATATGAGAAGCGAGCTGACTTAATATCGCGGTCCACATTTTATAATGCTGGTTTTTCATCTGCTCAATTTCTCGGTGAGCATCACTGACATAACGACCGCTGCCAGTGCCATGACGAGCGTGACCTGCTGTTAATTGCCGCTCCTTTGACCATTCCCCGGTCTTAATCCAATAGTCTACGGTTTGGACCGTGCCGATATTAAATGCGTCTGCTATGTCCTGACGGGTCTTGTACACTCCCGCCATATAGGCCTGTTTAACCTGTTGTTTTAATCTAGACGAATATGCCACATTATCCCTTTAATTGTCTTGCTGTATCTTCTATTGCCAACGAACCAGCGCCGCCCAACGCACAATAAAGAATCGTTTTCACAGTTTCATCATCAAAACCCAAAACACTTTTTAGTGATATCAGAATCATTGCCAACATAATGAGGCACATTTTCCTACCGCCCAATATCTGTGTGATTTTATTTCCGCTCTTCTTTTTAGCAGCCATTACGTCCTCCTATAAAGTTGTTAATGCCGTCACGCCGACCCTGATTGACATTTGCAGGATCTTCCACCACACCTCTGTCCATTTGAGGCTTTCGCGAGATGTTGTGATTGATCTCAAATTCATTGCCTGCGCCTTTAAATGCCGACGATACCTCGCTGCAATCTTACGATTACCGATCGCAACGTTATCCATATAGTGCCCCATGCTGGTGGCGATATCCTTTGCATATATCTTCAAGTCATCGTTTGTGTCCTTAAGCATGTCCTTTAAGGTTCGCGCAACAATCTGCTCAAGCTGTTTCTGATATTCAAGACCCATATCAATCTCCTTTTTCAATCTGTTTACCTCTTTCAGTTAACACCTGACTGTAAGTTTTTACCGTCCGTAACATTAACGTGCGCTCGTTCTCAGACAAAGTTGTGTCAGCGTTTACATACACAACATACTCAGGGCTTACTGCTGCCCAAGTGGCTTTAGACGCCTGATAAAACGCCACATCGGACGACGCACAGCCAGAAAAAAATAACGCAATGACAAGTAAAAAGCAGCGCATTCGACCTCCCGTGTAAAAATAGTTTAAATAATTCTTGCAAATCTACAGGATTCGGTTTAGTATGCTTTTTGTCAATTAATTATTTTAGAAAGATAAGATTTATCAACGAAAAGAGGTTAAACATGGGAAACAAAACGCACGGCAAACGAGATGGGACCGGACCGCACAAAGATTCGTATCAAAAGAAAATTAAGAAGAAAGGAAAACGCAAAAGTAGAGGCGAAAAGTGCCCAAAATGAAAATGAAGGAATGTTGAATACGAGAGAAAGGCGAAAATGAAAAAAGAAAATGAACGGTTGGTCGCACAACCGAAGGGTGAGGGTAAAAAGCCGCTCACTAACCCGGTTGCACCTTGCGCAC